AATTAGCAATGAAGCGAGATTTAGCAGAAGAGTTATAATACCGTCATTTGATGATGCAGGTGTCATTAATTTTTACTCCGGTCGTTCGATTGATAAAGTTCGTAGAATGAAGTATTTAAATGCTTCTATACAAAAAACAAAAATCATTTTTAATGAAATTAACATCGACTGGTCGAAGGAGCTGGCGCTTGTCGAAGGACCAGTTGATTTGATGAAATGTAATGAAAATTCAACATGTTTGCTAGGTTCACAGCTTTCTAGAGAGTCTAAGCTGTTTAGACAGATTGTTAGAAATCAGACACCTGTTGTTCTTGCATTAGATCCGGATGCGATCCAGAAGACGCACAAGATTGCCGCAGAACTCTCATCATTCGGCGTTCAGGTAAAGTTAGCAGATATTCCAGAAGACAAAGACGTGGGTGATATGACTCATGAAGAATTTGTCACAATTAGAAAGCGCGCAAAAGAATGGAACTCTGATTTTAGGCTCTATACGATGATTGCGTCAATCAAGAGTGGTTCACTAATTTAAAAGGGAGATAAAATGAGTTTTCGATGTCTGCATATGAGTGATATACACTGGCGTGGTCTTACTAGGCATGAAGAGTACAAGGATGCTTTTACTCGTCTTATCGCCAAAGCCAAAGAACTTTCTCCTGACGTTATTTTTATTGGTGGCGATATTGTTCATTCTAAGACGCAAGGTATTTCACCTGAGCTGATTGACTGCCTTAATTGGTGGTTTTCTAGCATGGCTGAAGTCTGCCCTGTGCATGTTGTGCTCGGCAATCATGATGGCCTTCTAATGAACAAGGATAGACAGGATGCAATCACGCCTATCATCAGGGCACTGGCAAATCCAAATATCTATTTGTACAAAGACTCAGGTACCTATCCAACAGGCGTCAAGGGTTACAACTGGTGCGTTTTCTCTTGCTTTGATGTCGAAGGTTGGTCAAATGTCAAACCTGTCGAAGGAGAAATTAACATTGCGACTTTTCACGGATCTGTCCGTGGTTCACTTTCAGACCTAGATTGGGCAGTTGAAGATGAAGTCGATGTTGATTTCTTCAAAGCATATGAATTTACAATGCTTGGAGATATTCATAAATTCCAGTTTCTAAATGACAAAAAGACTATTGCATATCCAGGTTCACTCATTCAGCAGAATTATGGCGAAGCTGCAACAAAAGGCTTTCTCTTCTGGGATATCAGGAGTGCAAAAGACTTTGATGTTTCCTTTCATGAATTGGTTAATGCATGCCCATTCATCACGATTGATTGGTCGGGAGACACAGATGCGACTCTTGCAGAGGCTCGAAAGTTCCCAGATAGAGCTCGTTTTAGAATTCGAACGCTAGTTCCTATCACACAGGCAGAAATAAAGCTTCTCTATAATTCGTTAAAAGACCTTAAGAATGCAACTGAAATTGTCTTTAAGAGCGAGATGCAAGTTGATGCGTCTGTATTTCAAACAGACAAAGGCATTTTACGCGCTCAAGATCTGCGAGATGTCAATACACAGATTTCTCTAATGCGTGATTTTTACAAGGATGTCAAAATCAACGACGAAGAAAGAAATAGAATTGACACCTTAGTCCAGAGATACACGCAATCAGCGTCGAAGTCAGACACGACCAGAAATATTAAGTGGTCTATCAAGAAGCTTGAATTTGACAATATGTTTGCGTATGGCAAAGGAAATGTCATCAATTTTGATGATCTCAATGGTGTTACAGGACTCTTTGGCAAGAATAGAGCCGGCAAATCATCAATTCCCGGCTCACTAATGTATACGCTTTTCAATACAACTGACCGTGGGCCTATGAGCAATTTGCATGTCATTAATTCTCGCAAAGGGCACTGTCAAACAAAGCTCACGCTCAGCGCAGACGGCAAGAATTATGTCGTTGAGCGTCAGTCAGTCAAGAAGACTAATAAGGCAGGAGATGAAAGTGCACTAACACATGTAAATCTTTATGAAGTTGACAATGAGGGCAACTGCATCAAAGATTTAAATGGTGAGCAGCGTCGTGAAACAGACACGCTGCTGCGGTCTATTGTTGGAACGTCTGAGGATTTCTTGCTTACATCCTTGGCAGCGCAAGGCAGCATGAATAATTTTATTTCCAATAAGGCAACGCAGCGTAAGGCTATTTTGACAAAATTCCTCGATCTCGAGATCTTCGATGAGATGCATTCTCGTGCGAAGGAAGATTCTAGCGTCATTAAAGCAAAGCTTTCTGATATTCCTGATCGCAATTGGGATGCTCTAATTGAGACATGCAAGCAGCGCCGCGATGAATATGAGTCTCATCGAACAACGCTTGAGTCAAAGATCGCATCACTTCGTGGGCACCTTGAAGAAATTAAGATACAGCATGCAACAAGCGACAATAAAAATGTCGTAACTCAGGCAGATCTTGAAAACCAAGAGAAGACAATCGAAGGCCTAGTTCTTTCAATTGAAAGACAAGAAAAAATGATTGTCGACACACAAGATCAGATTAATAAGCTTAATGACAAAATCAATACAATTACAAACATGAAAAGCGAGTTTCCCATCAAGGACTTGCGTGATCGTCTTGCTGCACAACAAGATCTAGAGCGCACAATCGTTTCACTTAGTCACTCTCATGAGAGTGAAAAGCAGAAGCTCAAGTCGATTGAGAAGTCTATTAAACTTCTTGATGAAGTTCCATGTGGAGATAGCTATCCGACGTGCAAATTTATCAAAGATTCGCACAAAAACAAGAAATCTTTGCCCGACCAGATTCGACACGTTGATGAGACACTAGATAAACTCAAGGCTGCAAAGAAGTCCTTGACAGTTTTGCAGGCAGAAGATCTAGCTTCCCGCTTGGAGAAGTATGATGAGATTCTCAAAAAAGAGACAGATATGCACATAAAGCTAGGTCGTCTCAATCTTGACTTGCAGACATTTACACAGCAAATTAACTCCATGAATCATGTCCTTGAAGAGTCTCGTCGAAAGCTGACTACTATGAGACTTAATGTTGCAACAGAAGAGACAGCGGAGAAAATTTCTAATGTCAGACGTGAAATCAAACGCTTAACAGATGAAATGAATTCTTACGATGCTCAGCGCCTTAAGATCTCTGAGCAGATTGGGCAGAATGAATCAGACATTTTAAGGTACGAGGCAGAGCGAATTAGATATAGCGATCTCATTGTACAGTGGCGCGCATATGAGCTTTTTATTGAGGCTGTCTCGCATCGAGGAATTCCACTAAAAATCATGTCGACTCAATTGCCTGTCATCAATACAGAGATTTCAAAAATTCTACAAGGAGTCGTTGGTTTTACTGTAGAACTAGAGTCTATGCCAGGAACTAATGACATGGAAATCTATATCAACTATGGCGATTCTCGTCGTGTCATTGAGTGCGGATCAGGTATGGAAAAAATGATGGCTTCGTTGGCTATTCGCGTGGCTCTCATTAGCATATCTTCGCTTCCTCGCGCTGATCTGCTAATCATCGACGAAGGCTTTGGTGCACTAGACGAGACAAATGTAGAAGCCTGCAATAGACTTTTGTCCTCTTTCAAGAAGTGGTTTCGTAATATTCTAGTAATTTCACATGTCGATGCTGTAAAAGATGCAGTAGATAACGTTTTAGATATTACGCATCACAATATGGATTCTAAGATTGTATATGAGAAGAATGCGTAAGAATTTTTGAAGGAGTGGTAATTGAACTTTGATGATGTAATTCCTCTAGACTGCCCTGTTTGTCAGCTATGTATTCGTGATGCAGAGGATGCAAATTCTTATCGACTTTTTTCATGCTGCGCTGATTGCAGAATGCATTGGGCTGAACCAAATGCTGATAGGTGGTCAAATGGTTGGCGACCATCTCAAGAACAGCTCAACAATTATAGACACAAACTAAATCAGCGGCCTACATATTTATTGAGCAGTAATTTCAGGAGCTAATAATGCAAAGCGATTTAGAAGTTTTAAGCACAATACTTAATACTACATTCGGCAAGTCTTCCTCGAGCAGTGGTACAAGATCTATTACAGCATCTTTTGGTTCCGACGCAGACGGTGGGATCGAATTAAATCTTCGTTACCAGACAATATTTCACTTTGCTGCAGTTGATAAGTATCGACAACATCACACCCTAAGAGAACAAACAAATAGAGCGACTGATGAGGCTGCGCAACTTGTCAATGAGAGACTCAAGACGCTTAAAGCTCTTTTTAAAGAGGTGACAGGAAGAAATCTTAAGGTCAAAGAAATTGAGTATAATGACAGCGTTGAATTTCTTCCTAGCACAATGCAGGCACAAAGAAAGACAGCTTATTACAGGAGATCATATAAGTTCAGCGTTTTGGGCTAATATGTTTGTCTAGTATGACGATTATTTCAAAGCAGGCACAAGTTTCAGAAATTATTCGCTGCGGTAAAGACCCAGCGTATTTCATGAGCAGATACCTAAAAATTCAGCATCCTACGAGAGGTCTTATTCCTTTTAAGACCTATAAGTTTCAAGATGAGTGCGTTCAGTCATTTAATGACCATCGCTTTAATATCATACTTAAGTCGCGACAGTTAGGTCTTTCCACACTAGTCGCCGCATATGCGATTTGGATGGCAGTCTTTTTTAAAGAAAAGAATATTCTTGTTATCGCCACCAAACTTTCAGTTGCCCAAAACTTTATCAAGAAGATTAAAGTGGGCGTCAAAAATATGCCTAAGTGGCTTTTGCTCCCAGAGATAATTGGAGACAACAAGCAGGCAATTGAATTCAGCAATGGTTCTAGCATTAAAGCAGTTCCAACTTCAGATGATGCAGGTCGTTCTGAAGCCCTTTCGCTTCTGATTATTGACGAAGCTGCTTTCATTAGAAACTTTGATGAAATTTTTACGGGCTTATATCCTACTCTCTCGACAGGAGGTCGCGCGATCGTTCTATCGACACCCAATGGTGTGGGTGGGCAATATCATGAGCTTTGGGTCAATGCAGTCTCGAAAAAGAATGAATTTAATCCTGTTAAGCTCCCATGGGATGTACACCCAGATCGTGATGATCAGTGGTTTGAGAACGAATGTAAAAACCTCACCAAAAAGCAAATTGCACAAGAGCTTCTTTGTGACTTTGCAGCATCAGGTGACACAGTCCTTAATATCAATGATATCGAGTGGCTTGGAGCAAATATAAAGCGACCCTTAGAGCGCTGGGGGCCTGAAATGGATGCGTGGGTCTGGAAATACTCACTCACATCACACCAGTACATCATTTCAGCAGATGTTTCTCGAGGAGATGCGAATGACTGCAGTACATTTCATGTAATTGATACAGGAGAGTCTGAAGTTGTTTGTGAATTTAAGGGTCGTACACCACCCGATCAATTTGCCGCAGTTCTTGCCGAGGCAGGAAAGCGCTATAATAATGCTCTTATCTGCCCAGAAAATAATACTTTTGGCTATGCAGTCATTATGAAGCTAAGAGAATTGGGTTACAAGAATCTTTATTTTAGAAATGAAAAAGACAAATACAATGCAATGTATGGCGGAGAAGTTGAGATATCAAAAATTGGTTTTTCAACTCAGGCGCAGTCAAGAAATCAAATTCTAACAAAGTTAGAGCAAGTCATTAGGAACAGAGAAATAAAAACATATTCTTCTAGGCTTTATGAAGAAGCAAAAACATTTGTCTGGAATGGCAATAAGGCTCAAGCACACAAAGGCTTTAATGACGACCTGATCATGTCACTGGCAATTGGCGTCTGGATATACGAGACATCACCTGTCAATAGTAAAACATCTTATGATATTAACAAGGCAATGCTCCAGGGATTTGGCGTTAATAACAGCCAAGATGTGCCAAAAAACCCATATGCCGGCGCCAGAAGCAATCCTTTCGTTCCAATCAGTGTTGAAAACATAACAGGCAAAGGCGATAAAAAATCAGAATTATCTGATTTTAAATGGCTCCTTTGATGTCTATTTAAAAGTTGATACTGCAGTATATTATAGACACTATACGTGCCAAAGGTGGTGACATCTCATGAAAAAAGAGAGAAGTTTATTTACTCGTCTGACAAAACTCTTTCGCTCTGGCCCTGTTGTTAAAAGAAAAATTAGAAATCCAGACAGTAAATCGTCATCATACGCATCGTCTCTAGAGATCTTTAAGAGATCTCACAGCGATGTTTATAGTAGCACTCTTTCTGCTTACGGATCTTATGATCGCATGTCGAGGTATAGTGACTTCGCTGAGATGGAGGCGACACCTGAAATTTCTTCGGCGCTTGATATTTATGCTGAAGAGTGTGCGGCTGCGGATGATAAAGGCAGAGTTCTACACATTTACTCGGATAATAGGAAAATAAAAGAAATCTTAGAGACACTTTTTCATGACACTCTAAATATTGAATTTAATCTTTCGATGTGGGTTAGAAATCTTTGCAAATACGGGGACTTTTTTCTTTTTAACGATGTGCACCCAGAATATGGCGTTACAAATGCATATCCAATTCCTATTTCTGAGATGGAAAGAGAAGAGGGTTTTGACAAAGATGATCCATCGGCAGTTAGATTTCGTTGGATCACACAGGGAAATCAAGTCTTAGAGAATTGGCAGGTTACACATATGCGTCTCTTGGGCAACGACGCTTTCCTTCCTTATGGATCATCTGTCCTAGAGGGTGCTAGAAGAATTTGGAGACAGCTGATTCTCATTGAAGATGCGATGCTTGTCTATCGTGTAGTCAGATCACCTGACCGACGTGTTTTTTACATTGATGTTGGAAATGTGCCGCCTGAAGAGGTGGGTAATTATCTTGAGCAGGCCAAGACTGCACTTAAGCGCAATCAAATTATTGATAGAACTTCTGGAAGAGTTGACTTGCGCTACAATCCAATGAGTGTGGACGAAGATTATTATCTTCCAGTCAGAGGAAGTGAATCTGGCACAAAAATTGACACACTCGCTGGTGGTACTAATGCAGCAGCGATTGAGGACGTCCAGTATATCCAGAAAAAGCTTTTCTCTGCTCTTAAGATTCCAAAAGCATATCTCGGATATGATGAAGACATTGGTGCTAAGGCGACATTGGCTCAAGAAGACATTAGATTTTCTAGAACAATTTCTAGAATTCAAAAAACAATTATTGCAGAACTCAACAAGATTGCAATGATTCATCTCTATATTAATGGTTACGACAGTGAAGATCTCATTGACTTTGAACTGAGACTTTCAAATCCATCGTCAATTGCACAGCAACAAAAGCTTGAACTGATTAAGATGAGATTTGAAATTGCTAGCGGAGCTCCGGAAGGTCTGGTCAGTAAAACTTACATTCGCAAGAATATTCTAGAAATGACAGATGAGCAGATTGAGATGATTCGCAAAGAAAGAATTAAGGATACAGACGAAGAAAAGGGTGTTGAGGTCGGCAGCCAGGCTGGTCCTGCTGGAGGTGCAGCTCCTGAAGAAGGTGGGTCCGCACCAACTGATG